TCAAGTAACTCAGGTACAGAAAGAAATATTGCATTTCATACCAGAAATACAAGTGGTTCTTTGGCTGGTACTTTTACAGCTAATGGTTTAGCAATGCCATCTGGTAAAGGTATTGATTTTGCCGCAGACGGTAGTGCTTCAGGAATGGAAAGTGAGCTTTTAAATGACTATGAAGAGGGCGTATTTACGGCTACAAATACTATCGGAAGTACATTAACTGAAAATTTCCCCTCAAGATATGTAAAGGTTGGAAATTTGTGTTACATAATGATGGATGTTAGCTTTAGTGGTGCTTCAGATGTTTCACAAACTGGACTTATACAAAGTTTACCTTTTACTTCGCAAGACCTTACAAATGGAGAGCAAAGCATTGGTTATCCATTTATTAGCGAGACAAGTAGTTCCGCTAGGGATGCAGATGAATCAAATACAGTATTTTTTGTTGGTAAAAATGAGTCAAGAGTAGATATATTTAATTTATCTGGTGGTCATATACAAACAAGATCATTTTTGACTGGTAGAAGATTTCGTATGAATTTTTGTTATAGAACAGCATAGACCGAGCTAAGTCTATAAACTAAGCCTAAATCTGTTTTAATCGGAGATTAATCCTAATGGCACTTACAGAATCACTCGAATACGATAAATTAGAGGTCGTAACTGCTTGTAAACACGTACAAGTACGCAAAGCGACTGTTATTAAAAAAGATGGAACACCAATTTCAAGAACTTTTGAAAGATACACTTTAAATTGTGGTGTACTTGATGAATCAGGCAATTTTGTAGATACTGTTTTAGATAAAGAACCTGACGGTGTTACAGCCATACCTGATGAAGTGAAAAATTTATGCAATCTTGTATGGACAGATGCAGTAAAAGCTACATACAAAACACAACTATTAGCAAACAAACCTTCTTAAAATTATGTCAAAAGACCAAAAACGAATTGACCAACTAAAACTTGAACTACAAGTAGCAGTTGATGAACATAACAAAATTCAAGATAAAATTAATGAATTAAATTTAGCTCGTGAAGCCTTAAAAATGAAAGCTTTTTCTTGTAGTGAAAGACTTAAAGAACTACAGGGACAAGAAAAAATTGCAACTGAAATTCAAACAAAACCAGTTAATTAACCTTTTCTTGAATTTGCCTTGTCATAATCCCAAGAGTCAAATATAACGGTGCTAATGCACAGATTCCACAGAAGGTTATAATTGTAACAGGCACTAATGCTTTCAAAAATGCTTCTCGAATCATGGCTCGTATTTCTCAAATATTATCTATTTTAAGTTTTATAATCAGCGCGTCAATGTTAGGCGCAGGGGTCTATGGTTACATGATGGTAACAAGCGATGATTTTAAAGAAAAAATGATTCAACAAGTTATTGATAAAATACCTTTACCAGAAGTTCCAGAATTACCAAAATCAACAGGCAACGTAATTCCATTTTAAATTTTGGAAATACCAGAAATAAATATACCGAACATACATATTCCAGAACCTATCCATATTGAACCGCCTATCGTCCTCGATACGCCTGTTTCTATTGATATGGGCGTTCCTGTCATTGATGCGCCTTGCGCTGTTGTGCGCGATTCTTTGACGAGTGGAAAAGATCATTTCAATAATGACCCCGATGGCAATGTTGCTTTATGCGATCACACCGCACCATTTTATTTTGCGCCTGATTATTCGCCATCTGCAAAAATCATTACACCGAAACAGAACACCAAAACAGAAGCGCCAGAAATACCAGATATAAAAACGCCAGAAATTCCAAAAACAAAAGAAAATAATAATAATAACGTCATTGGAGAAAAAGAAATTGATTGCCCTGCGAAAGACCAACAATTCAGGCTAAACGATGTAAGAAATGCAGAAGCGCAAGAAAAGGTTGTCGGGTTTGAAGTAATAGACGGAAAATGTGTTGAGATATGGGCGAAAACTGATTTTGTCGATAAATACCTTCCATCGTCATCTGTAGTCGCAACAACTTTAGTAGTAACTATTGTCGCAACATCCGCCGCAACTGCTACGCCTTTTTTAACTAGACTTCTTAAGCCAATATTTAAGCAACTAATAAATCGCGCAAAGAAACTTATCGGCAAAAAGTCAGGTACAAAATTTAATTCTTCTTCTCGTTTGAAGAAACAGAAACTTCTTTCAAAGAATGTTGATGATTAATCAAAGTATTACTTGGATTTGTTAATTCGACATCTTCGCATAATTTATAATATTTTGACGATTTTTTAAAATTGTAACCCTTGGATAAAAGATCGCCGCACGTTTTTAGACGTCCGAGTTCTAGCGCGTACATATTGTCATTTATTCTTGCCTGAATTAAATCTGATTGTCTTTGTTGCGCTTCACGGCATAACCTGACCGCTTTTCGATCAAGTGAAATATTCCAAGATAAACTGATTCCCGGCGAAATATTATATGTATCTTTTTGCGCTGTTCTAATTGTTTTATATCCGATAATTTGGCCGGGGTTGTCAGGGTCGCCATCGCCTATTGTCACGCCGTTTGCATCTGTCGCGCCTTCTGTATCTTTTACCGAATATATAGGGTCAAGATAAAAGTCCTGATAAGGTTTTGTAAATGAAGCCGATGAAGTGACGAAAGGTTGGATGACTAAAGTATCAGATTGACAGACTACAGTTTGACCGCCGACTTGATTTTGAAATTGTCTTGTCGGCATATTCATTACGCCCAAATTGGTAACGCTTCCAGAACTATTACTGACCGGATTATTTGTCATATTGGTATTTGCATAACTTGGAAACTGTACAGAAAAAAATAATATTGCGCCTGCTATCTTGAATTTTTTTATCATTGCGTAAACGTTGACGTTGATTCAGTTACAGATTGGACTTCAATGGTGCGGTCTATATGGACATAAGAATTTAGCCCCGGCCCAATATACGATTCGTGAAATTGCGTGGCCGCCCCTGCCGTTGATTGCTTCCATTGTGGCTTAGTAGATAAATTTATTCCTGTTGTTGTTGATGTAACGCCGTTAATTGTTTGAGTTGCCCCTGCAATCGCTTCAGGGCTTATTGTTCCGCCTGCCGTGACCGCTTCGACATTGGTTCCGCCTGTCGTGTACTGATAGCCAGTAGAGTAAGAATAAGATTGAATTATTTCCCGTGTTGATTGTGAACTTGTTGTTCGTGATATGCTCGACCCCGCAGAAAAATTTGGAATTACGGGAATAGCAAAACAGGGCGAACTGGACACTAATAAAAGGCTTAAAAATAAGCGCCGCATTACTCGATTTCGATAGAACTTGTAATTGAACCTGTCACGCTTGAACCCGCCGCGCCGGGGCTTAATGTTATTGTTCCGCCTGCTACAGAAGTTATACCAATTGATTGTCCTGAACTAGACCCGCCTGAATATGTGATTGTGTCGCCTGTTACTGGTAAAGAAGAAACAACGCCAGAAGAAACACTTGCTGTTGTTACTACCGCATCCCCTTGAATAAATGATTCTGAAAAACTTGTTGCGGCGCCGGCTGTGGTTTGTGTGTAAGACCCTGTTCCGTGTGTAGCTGCAACGCCTGTTAATACTGAACTATTGTCTAATGCGGGCGAATCTAAATGCCCCATCGTTCCCGCTGTTATCCCTGTTGAACTCATTGAATAAGTTGACCCAATGCGTTTTGCCTGCGAATAGCTACCATCAACCACGCCTTGCGCGGACGCCGTAATTTTGTGGACATAACCCGCCTGCAAAGGCAAAGGAAGTAAAAATAAAATAGGAAGTAGTTTTTTCATTTGATACCTACTTTAGAGTTCTTATTATCTACTATAGTATCTTTTTTCTTTTTGATTTGAAATCCTAGACTCGCAGTTGACGCTGAAAAAATACTTGCAATAAATGTCGGGTCAAAATCTACAATTTTTTTTCCACTTGGGGGTTCATAGTATGAAAGCGATAAAAGTGTTGCCGACCAAAGAAGAACGCAAACTTTTACAATCGTTTCAACTTTACTTGGTTCTTGATCTTCCATAATTAAGGCTTTTTGCTAAAACTAGCAAATTTGTCTACAGT